GCCCAGCGAGTCAGGCGGCTTTGCCGGGGCTGGCGGCAGGAACGGCGGCGGGTGGAGCGGGAGATTACAACGAGGGCCTCGCGGCGGGGCGAAGGGCGGCAAACTGGATCAAATAAGGTACTCCCGAGGGGCCAGGGGGCACATTTCCCACTTGTGGGTTCCTCCCTTTTCGCACACGGACGATGGTAATTTAGGTAAGAAACAAGACACAAGGCCCGCTGGGCGGCATAACAGCAACTCCCCGCCGCCCAGCGGGTCACAGCATTATGTCTAAGCAAAAAAACTCCTCTGACCCGCTCGCCCATATTACGCCTGCCCTGAGGGCTCTGGCGTTGCCCCTGGGCGATGTTGCTCCCGATCCCAATAATACTCGCTGCGGCGTGGCGTTTGAAGGAGAATACGCCGAAGTCACTGCTAACGCTGAAGGGCGAAATGCTCGACGCCGTCGCGAAGGACACCGAAGCCCAAACGGCGGCCGTCACGGCCTATGAATCTCGAATCCTCGAAATCGCTGCCGATGTCCGCCATTGTGACGCGGCCGCACAGCCAAAGGCGCTGGCTTTGGCCGATCTGACCGGAACCACGATCTTCGTCAGTGGCCCTGCGCCGGGCGCGGCTGCGAACGACGTCACCTTCAACGTCAAGCTGCTTAACCGGCTGACCAGCAACGTGACCGCCGCCGTCCACACGTCCCGGCCCGCTGCCTCCGCGGAACCGCCGGCCGTGCTTCGCCTCTACCGGCCGAGGACCATAACGAGTGCGTGCCGTGCGCCCGCCGCGACGAAGCCAACTACCGTCACGATTCGCGTCGAGCTGACTTGGCGCGGCGAGAAGATCAGGATTCCGTTTGTCGAGAAGATCGGCCGCCCGTAGGTTCCGCCTGCCGTGCAATCAGCCGCTCCTCTTGCTCGGGGTCGAGGCCGCTGCGCAGGGCCATCGTGGCGACCGACATCGCCCCGTTGCGGACGAGAATCTGATCGGCTTGGGCATCCTTGAGACGATCGCGGACCGCCAGCGTCGGCGGGATGCCGCGAATGTCGATTGTCGGAAGCGCGTCGCTCGGCAAACGGCCGGCGGCCACGGCGTTTTGCACAACGCGACGCAGCAGTTCGAGGTCGTCGGCCAACATCTCGTGCTGCAGCCGGTCGAAAATCTTGACCGCCGGACCTTCGGCGACCATCGTCGAACTGTAGTTGGCGTTGCTGGCGTCGCTGCTGAGCATGAACTCGGGCATGACCAGACGGCTGGCGACCGCGCGAAGCTCGGCCTGCAAGACCGTGACGTAGCGGCCGGCGTCGATGCCCGCGGCGGGGAACTCGTAGTCGGTGCCGGCCACCGCGTCGAGAATCGTGCCGGGGGCGTAGCGGCGGAAATGACTGGTGCGGCCCGTCGCCGAACTGGTCACACTCATGTCGGCCTGATTGGCGACGAAATCGGCCAGGCCGGCGGCGGTGGCGGCCTTATGCTTGCGAATCACGGCGATGGCCGATTGAATCTCGGCCACCACGCTCATGTTCCGCAGCAGCTTTTCGGCGCGGCGAAGATTCTTTCGCACCGGATAGAACAGCGGCAGGCCGCGTTTGACGTTGCCGTCGACGTTCGCCTTGCGGTGCTGGATTTCGTCGGCGTCGATCAGCCGGCCGTCGATCCAGTAGCCCAGCACGGTCTCGACGTCGTTCGAGTCGGTCTGAATGCCGAAGCTGGCCGAGGGGTCGGCGGTGCGATCGCTGGGCGCGGCCACCTGGGCGGGCTCGACGAACCGCACCCGCGTGGTGCCGTCGGCGGCCGCGAAGAGCCGCAAGAAGCACTCGCCGTCGCGATCCTTGCGGCGGACAATCTCCTGTTGCCGCCGCTGCCAGCAGTTGAGGCGGACGAACTCGTCGATGACCCGTTGCACGGCCAGTGTCAGCGAATCATCGCTCGCGCCGCCGCGCGTGGCCGTGGCCCGATAGGTGTGGCCGCTGCCGACGATGTAGCTGATGCGGTTTTCTTACCCCATGCCATAACCTACAGAATGTTGTTTACTTCGCCCGCGTTGACGTTTTGGGCAAAAGCACGCGGGAAAAGGCCCTAGAGCTTCTAGGCAGCCGTTACGAACGCGGAGAGCCGACATCGACCAAAGCGCTAGCCGAGCGGTTGGGAGTGAGCAGCACGCGGATAGGGCACATTCTGACGGAGGCCAAGCGGGGCGGGGTTGTGCGATCGGTCCCGCAAAAGGGATGGGAGCCAGTTTCCCAAACGAACGAAAAACCGTAAACTTGAGATAGCCGGCGCGTCCCGAATGTTGCAACGTTCGGGCCTTGCGGTCGGCATGGCGTCGCGGTCCTATCCATCCCCGCGGCCCATGCCGACCGGGCCGGCATTGAATTGAAAGGATGGTTTCTATGTCAATTCTCGACGCGCTGGCTGCTGACGCGGGCCATGAGCAACAACAGGCCGCAGAACGCGAGCGGCAGGCCGACCAGGCAGGGGAAGCCGATCGGGTCTATCTTGAGGCATGGGTCGCAGTCGGAAAGTACGCCGGCATCAGGCCCCCAGAGGGAAAAGACCCCTCCGCTTTCTATAGCGAGGCGGAAGAGGCATTGCGAAGATTGGCCGTCGTTATTGTGGGGCGCGGATGGGATAAGTACCTCCCCGCGGTGGCCCAAGATATTGAACAGGGCAGGTCGAATATCGACCAGCGATTCCGCCCAGGCGAAACGGCCGTCGCCGAGCTTCTCCGGCTGGCCCTCGACAACGCCACCCCCGCCGGCACGATTGCGCGTGAGTTGCAACGGCTGGCAGAAAGGGAGCGGCGATCGTGCGGACTGGCCGCCGAAGTGGATAACGTGCGATTTGCCTTCCTCCAATGTGTGCAAAATCAGTCGCCACCAGCGTCAATGGAGGCACCCGCTCTACCGACGCCCCCCCCGCAAATTGCGCCGCCGCCGAAAGTGCTCGCGACAACCAAGCGACTCAAAGCCAATGAACTGATGATTCTGGAGCTTGAAAAGAACCCCGAGGCCAAGGGCTGGACCGTAACGCAATGGCAAGCAGCGATCGGTCGCAGTAGAGATAGTATTCACAAGGCGGAACAGTGGACGCAGCTTGAAGCGGCCAAGAAGGTCGCCAGGGCTGAGCGAGCAATGAGGCAAGATAAGTTGAGGGGGTTGAACAGGAGGGGTATAGACCGACGACGACAGGGGCGGAACCTCGACTAGCACCCGAACAAAACCCGAACGAACAGCGCCAAACCCGAACGCCGCGAATAATTTTCAAGAAATCTCCAAGGGCCGTTTTCTTCGGAAAACAGGCCCTTTTTGTTTCTTGATATGCTCACCAGAGGAAAAATCTTGCTCAAAACCCGAACGAACGCGGTAGCTACGAAAGGGACGAGCAATGGAAAAAATCAGCAACAAAGAAGGGCCGGGAGCACTCGTTAGCGTCGCCCGTGCTGCGCACCGCACTGGGGACCGAAACCTTGAACGCGCCGCCAAGCGGCTACTACGGGACGACTACGGTATCCAAATCAGTTTTGTCAGGACGGAACGCGAGCCCCCAGCACAAGAGGCCGCAAAGTGATCTGCCTCCCCAGTGCCATGCCGGCCATGTTCGCGGAATCGACCGTTCCGAGCGGTCCCATCGGCGACGAGGCCGCAAATCTGATTGCGTTGCTGCTGCTGGAAGCGGCGGAAGACGCCGGCGAGCAGCAGGCCGGCGGCAGCGGGCAGGGAGGGGGCGGCAATGGTTGACACCACCACGCAAGCCGATGTTGCCGAAATCCGGCGAGCCCTCGACCTGTTGACCGCGCCCGGCGGCGTGGTCGAGATTCGAGCGTTGAAAATCCCCGGCCGTGGAAAGCCCCACATGGCGGCCGGCTACTTTACCGACCTCGACAAAGCCGCGGAAGCGGCGACGACTCAAGACACCCGCCAAGCCGCCGGCGTCTATCTTGTCTTGAACGAAGTAACCCCCGCTCTATTTGCCCGTTCACCGAATCAGATAACCGACCACCTCGACCCGACCACAAGCGACGGCGACATAGCCCGCCGGCGATGGTTGCCCCTCGATTTCGACCCGACCAGGCCGACCGGCGTTTCATCTTCCGAAGATGAACATTGCGCGGCCGAAGATGCGGCCCGAACTTGCGCGGCGTGGTTGTCTTCGCAAGGTTGGCCCGCGCCGATTCTGGCCGATAGCGGCAACGGGGCCCACTTGCTATATCGCATCGACTTGCCTAATGATGACCGGAGCGGCAATCTTGTACGCGACACCATCGCAGCGGTGGCGGCAAGGTTCACCGGCGGCGGCGTTGACGTTGACCGCAAGGTATTCAACGCGGCCCGGATATGGAAACTATACGGCACAACGGCCCGTAAAGGGCACGATATGCCCGATAGGCCCCACCGGCTGGCCGCGCTAATCGAGGTTCCCGATTCGGTCGAGGTGTTGCCCGTCGAGAGACTAAAGGCCCTTGTGGCAATGGTGGCCAAGCCCGAGCCGTCGAGAAACAACGGCAACGGGGCGGCACAATTTGACCATCGGCTTGACGTTCCGAAGTGGTTGGGATCCCGCGGCGTTTCATTCCAATTGAAAGACAGGCCGGACAAACACGGCCGGGCGGTTTTTCTCTTGGAACAATGCCCGTTTGACGGCAACCACGGGAGCGGCGGCGAAACCGCGATTTTCCAGAGTGGCGACGGCGCACTCACGACGAGGGCAGCTGAGTTCTCTGCCGGGCTGTTCAACCTCATTCGTTCGATTTGGCGAAAGGAAACCGGTAAGCGGCTCTCGCGTATGCCCGACGATCTCGGCCGCATCGAACAATGTGACCCGACCTTGAGTATCCGCCTTGCGATGCAACAGGTTGCACCGTACATTAGGGACGGGCAACTACTGCCGGCGAAGTTCATCTGTCCGCTGGTCCGATCCGAAAATCCCGGCCGCGAGGCAGCGCAGAAGGCGTGGGCCACGCGGCGACGAAAGGCGGTGCAACATGGCTAAGGTAATATCAGGCGTCAAGGAGTGGGCCATTGAATCCGTCAACTGCATACTCGGCTGCCCACATCGCTGTAGGTATTGCTACGCCTCAGCCCGCGCGGTGAAGTTTGGCCAATGCCCGAACCGGGAGGCATGGGGAACGAGCTATCATTCTGTTCGCGCCGCTGAGGTCAGAAAGCGGCGAAAGAAGGCCGATGGCCGGGTAATGTTTCCGACGACGCACGACATCACGCCCGAACACCTCGATTCCTGTCTGGCTGTCATTGAAAACATTTTGCGGGCCGGCAACGACATCCTGATCGTCAGCAAGCCGCACTTGGATTGCATCAAGGCAATCTGCGGGCGGTTTTCCATGTACCGCGAGGCTATCCTCTTCCGTTTCAGCATCGGGGCGATGGACGATACCATTCTTGGCTATTGGGAGCCGGGGGCACCAACCTTTGACGAGCGGCTATCATGCCTCCGGTACGCTCACGCTGAGGGCTACGCCACGTCGGTATCGTGTGAACCATTGCTAGACGCCCCCAAGGTCGTCGCTCTATTCAACGCCTTGCGGCCCTACGTCACGGATTCGATCTGGATCGGCAAGATGAACGAGGCCCGCCGCCGGGCGGCCCCAGGAACCGACCCGAGAGCCATCGCCCGCATTGAGGCAGGACAGACACCGGAAGCCATTCGCATCATTTACGATCTACTGAAGTATGATCCGCTTGTGCGATGGAAAGAATCCTATAAGGCCGTGCTCGGGCTCGACCTGGCAACCGAGGCGGGGCTGGACAAATAACCTATTGACGATTGTCGGCTAATCGTTTAGATTAGAAATGGGAGTTGCGTGAAGGACTGTTGTGTCCGCTCGCACTCCCATTTCTTTTGATGCCCCACCCCCTCCTCCCGATCCATCGGGCAAGGCCGATAGTCAGCTTGTGTTGTCGGCCATCAGAAAGAATGCTCGCGGTGAATCTCTTACCGCCCGCGAGACATCGGCTTACAGACGATACCTCGCCAACCAGGAAACCAAGTTTCTCGACCGCTGGTTGCCGGCCGTCCCGCAGAAGGTTATCTGCCGCATTTTCGGGGTGAAAACCAAACAGCTACAGGATATGGCGCGTCGTCTCGGATTGGCTATCGACGGCAAGACGACGAACCTCCCCCTGGTCGGCCCGCAGATGTGGAAGTGGTGGCTAAAGGCCGGCAAGCATCTAAGCGAAGATGAAGCCATCTTGCTGGGGCCGAATAGTCCCATGCGCGATCAGTATCTCGCCGTGAAAATCGAGCGGGAAAAGCTGGCTCACCAGAAAGACCTAGGGGTTGTGCGCAGCCTTGAAGAGATTCAGGGCGTATGGCAACCGTTTACGGCGGCTTTGCGTCAGGCGTGCGAACGCATCCAGCGGCAGAACTTGGCGGGGGCGGAAGCGGTGGAGGCAATACGTGAATCGGTGTCTGCCGGGGAACGATCCCTCGCGGCGATCATGGAATCAGAAAATGAATCTACGGACGATTCTTACAATAATAATGGCGATAGTGATAGCAAGTCACCCGTTGCTTCGGAGTGACAAGCGGCGGTCGGACTATGCCGGTTTGCGACGATCGGCTATTCCGAGCCGCATTCGTTCCATGCGCCAATTCGCCTTGGAGGAGATTCGTCCTGACGGCGGTCCTCGTTCCGGTCTACCTCTGCGAATCGAGAGTCAGCCGTTTACTGGTTTGTTGCTGACAGAACTGGATCGCATTGACCCGGCTACTGACGGAAAGTATTGGAATCGAATCAATCTTATCGGCACGCGACAGGCGGGCAAAACCCTTTTTGGCTCAGCACTGCCCGTGCTCTTTCACACGTGCGAAGTCGGCGAGACGGTTATTTATGGCGTTCCCGATCTCGATATGGCCAAGGACAAGTGGAACAGCGACTTGTTGCCCGTCTTTGAAAAGACACGATACCGCGAACTACTGCCAAGTTCCGGCGGCGGATCGCGCGGTGGCTTTGCGATGACCATGCAGCTTCGCAACGGGGCACGCATCCGCTTTATGACCGGTGGCGGTGGGGCAATGGGCCGTGGTCGAGTCGGCTTTACCTCCCGCGTGCTTGTTGTAACGGAACTGAACGCATTCGGCGTGTCGGTGGAAACTTCCGAGGAGGGTAACAAGCTGTCGGAGCTTGAGGGATGCGTGGCGGCGTTTAAGAACGCGATGATCTATCAGGAATGCACCGTCACTACCGAAGATTGTTTGATTTGGAGTCATTATGTTAATGGCAGCCATTCGCGGATCGTGTTGCCGTGCCCGCATTGTCGCAAGTGGGTCGAGATGGAGCGAGAGCAGCTTGTGGGCTGGCAAGAGTCCGAGTCTCAAGGACAAGCGGAAGAAACTTCAGAGTGGTATTGCCCGAAGTGCGGAGAACAAATAACCGAGCCGCAGCGCGTTGCCATGAATCTTGCCGCCAAGGTTTTGCATGGCAAGCAAGAGATTGACGAGGCCGGGGAGATTCATGGCGATATGCCGCCGACGCGCACGTTGGGCTTCCGCTGGTCTGCCTTTCACAACATTCTTAGCACCGACGCGAAGATTCTTGGCCGGCAGGAATGGGAAGCGAAGCAAGCGGCGGACAAGAACCTCGCCGAGCGAGCAATGTTGCAATACCGCTGGGCTGTTCCATACAAGCCGGAACTTATTGAGGGGGCACCGCTCGATTACAGGGACGTGATGAAGCGAACCGGCTCGCTTCCGAAGGGTGTCATTCCGGCCGACACCGAATATCTGACGTTGGCCATTGACCCCGGCAAGCGATTCGCGTGGTGGATATTGATGGCATTTCGGAAGACGGGACAGATTCATATTCCCGCCTCTGGCGTGTTGCATGTACCGGTAGAGGCCATGAAGGAAGAGGTTGCTTTACTCGCCACGTTGCGAGACTTCCGCGATGTCGTTTTAGCGGGTTGGGAAGTCCAAGGCAGCGGAGTCAAGCGGTCGCCGGATATGAACTGGATTGACGCTGGCCACTTGCCGGGAACCGTTCATCAGTTTTGCGTCGAGTCGGGAACGTATCCATCGGGCAAGTGGATGGCAACAATCGGGCGTGGCAGTAGCACGATGGAGAAACAGGTGTTCGGCTCTCCCAAGCGACTCAATAACGAGATTCGCAAGATTGGCGACGGCTGGTTTGTCAGTCGGCAGCAGCAGCATCAATCGTGGGTTGCGACGGTCAATTCCGATGCCTGGATTATCTGGTTTCAGAATGGTCTTAAGCTGCCGACGAAGGATTCTAGCGGCAATGCGGTTGTAACGCCGGGCGCTATCACGCTGTACGATCCTGGCAACGACAGAGACTTGCAGAGTGAATATAAGAAGTTGACGATGCAGTTTGCCAACGAATACCTAGAAACGGAAATGATCGAGGGACGTGGCATGGTGCAAAATTGGAAGCATAAGGGACGCCACGATCACTTGGACTGCGGTAAGCTGGCGGCGGCTGCTGGAAACTATCTCGGTTTTTCGTTGACCTCGGTTAAGGGTCCATCGTCTGTACCCACGCTGTCCGACTGGATGGCGTCAAGACAGCAGGGGGCGAGATGAGCGTCTTTGACATGGGAAAGAATCAAGAGAAGTACAATCGCACATATCGGTTTCGTCAGCCGGTTCATCCCGGCCCACGTGAGTCATGTTCAATTTGTAACCTAACCCCAAGGAGTCCAATCGTGAAAGTAGAAGAGATTCGTATCGAACCCATCGGCGACCATGTTGTTGTGAAGCGAGACAAACCGCAAGAGAGAAGTTCCGGCGGTATCATGTATCCCGAGATGGCTCAGAAGTACCTCGATACTGCCGTGGTTGTTGCAGTCGGTCCCGGTCCACTGGTGGTTGTTGGCAATCAGGTTGTGCGCGGGCCGATGCAGACCAAGGTCGGCGATCGCATCACCTTGCCATCATCGGGCTACGGCTTTCGCGTCGATCCGTTCGACAAGGAGACGGACTACGAAGTCCTGCATGAACATCAGATTTACTCGATACTAAGAAAGGAAACCCCATGAACACGCGAGAAAAGCTACAGAACATCAAGACTCAATTTCAGCGAGGTGGTCTGAGCCTCGACTCGACTCAAGAACAGCGGCTACAGTCTGAGCTTATCGATTGCTGCATGACACTCGATGCTCGGTTGTCGGCCATTGAGAATCGCGGTATGCCGGAAAACGTCCGCGTAATTGATGAAGTCGAGCAGCGGCCTCGCGTCGATAACGACGTGACGCGGCGGGGAGGAAAGGGGCAGAAATAATGGACAAATGCCCGTGGTGCGGAGAAGAAACGATAGAGTTTTCCTCTCCGGCTCCGACGTGTAGCAATTGCGGCTACAGCGGCACGCGGGGCGTTGGTATGCTCGGCCGCGGCAAGCTCGAAAAGGCGATCAAACATTGTCCGCACTGCAAGGCTGGGATGCCGGACTATGCGGGGCTGTGTGTCGAGTGCGAGCGGTGGAGCAATCAGACAGTCCAATCGGATGACTACTACGCGATTGAACGGGAGATTTCTGCGATGGCTCACAATACCCACGAGCGGCGGGACGTGATTTTTCGACTAGCCCAAAACAACCCCATCGTTGCAAATGCTGTGCAATCGTGGCGACACAGTTCTCTATCGTGGGAAGATGCCTTGACGTATGCCGTCCAATCTCTCGTCCAGCATAACGATAAACTGATGGAGATAGCAACGAAGAATCTTCCGTCCTCATTCTCCGTTGAAGTCAACGACTACGTGGAGCAATTTATGCGGCGAGTTTCAGGCGAAGGGCAAGACGTTCACACCGGCTCATTCAACGCGGGCACGGTAGAGGAACTTCATTCCGTCGCCGAAGTTGCTGAGCGAGCGAGGCAAGAAGAACGGGAGTTGTGTGCGAAGTTGGTGGAGGCAGACCGGTTCGCAATACTGGAAGAATATCGGGGTGTTCCGCTCTCTCTGATTAATTCCGCACACAACAGCTTGGCATGTGCCATTCGCAACCGCAAATAACCGATGCCTCTTGGAGTCCTGAATGTGCCCACCGGCTGGCGAAACAAAGGTGAGTGCGGCCCAAAATGCCCGTACTGTGATTGCCCGGATGCGGAGATTATCCGCCAGGCAAAACGCATTGACGGGTATCCGGTGCAAGGACGGGCCGTCTGTCCGCATTGCCGAGAGGCGTTCGGGTTCAATCCACCGCTGCCATCGGCGATGGTTCAGGAATCGGATGATCCGCCAGTGTATCGAATCGTGCGGGAGCGGCTGCGGTGCCCCTCGTGCCGGTCGGTGGAGTTCCGGCTCTACAAGACGATGCCGGAGGGGGTGGACGGGTCGCGGGTACGGTACTATGTGTGTCGGAAATGCGAGTTTAATTTCTCGGATATTGAAAGGTGAGCTCAACGGCGTTTTCTCGTCATTGATGGCCGCGGCGAAGGGGCGGCGAAAGAAAATCTTTCGTCTGCCCCTTGACATTTTCTAGCGACCTGCTTTAATGTAGCTATCAGCCCTGCAAGGCCCATACGACAACTTCGCCGCCGTGTTCTGCGTTCTATCCTTGCAGGGCCCGTGGAGCCGGCGGCACTTTCTATTGAGGTGTTGCTATGGCGAAAGCCAAATCGCGTCCAGTCGCGTCTGATGATCTGCACAAAGTGGCAATTTCCGCACCGAAAATGCGGATTGCTACGTTCACCATCGAGGGAACCGCCCCTTACGTGCAGGAGCATTTTTCTAACAAGTCGAAACTGTCGATGCAGGAGAAAATGGAGGCCGGCAGCGGCCAGGCGAAGAAAGGGGCCAAAAAGGCACCGAAGGACTTCGCAGCGGCGTGCGAGGAGGCAAAATACAAGCCGGCCGGCGAGAACTGGCCCAACGGTGCCCTTCCGGCGACGGCGTTTCGTACGGCAATGATTGACGCATGTCGGCTGGTCGATTTCAAGATGACCGTCGCCAAGGAAGCCGTGTTTGTTGTGGCCGAGGGCTACGACGTGAGCGATGCAATTCCGCTCATCCCGATCACCAAGGGCAAGCCGGAAATGTTTTTGCAGCCGTTGAAGAACACAAACGGCGGGACTGACATTCGGTCGCGTCCGAAGTGGCAACCCGGCTGGCAGGCGAAGATTCAGATTCGCTACGATTCGGATATGTTTTCGCTGGAGGATGTGACAAACCTGCTTGTGCGTGCTGGCGTTCAAGTTGGCATCGGAGCGGGCCGTCCGACGAGTAAGAAGTGTTCCGGCTGCGGCTGGGGAACGTGGAAAGTATTGGACGCAGTGAGGGATGAGATTGCGAAGGTGTAGATATGTTGGCGGGTCAAGTCAACGCTGTCTGGTCAAGTCGCGTCACGTCGCGTCACGTCGTGTCGCGTCGAGTCAAGTCACGTCAAGTCGTGTCGAGTCAACGCTGTCGCGTCGAGTCGGGTCGTGTCGAGTCGAGTCCGGTCACGTCATGTCACGTCACGTCTGGTCAAGTCGAGTCTATGCTGTCGCGTCGGGTCTGGTCGCGTCGCGTCTTGTCGAGTCTGGTCCGGTCCCGTCTTGTCTAGTCAACGCCGTATAGCCCGCATGGGGAACCATGCGGGCTTTTTTCTTTTATTGCTTACCACAGGATGGTAATCGCATCCGCTGAGATTACCCCTCTTCGTTTTATCTTTAGGGCATGGCCGATGCCCTCGATGATTTTGCTTTGCTCAAGCAATTCCGCGCCGCCGCTCTATCGGCGTTAGGTGCTGGCGACTACAACACCGCTATCAATCAGGCGTTGGCCGCCCAGCTTGTTCTCTCGACAATGCCCGGCCACCTCTCCCGTTCGCAAGGTGGCGGCGGCAATCAGTCCCTAGCGTGGGATTCGGAGTCGATCGATCGCTTCGTCGTTCGTTGCCGCCAAGCCCAATCTGCCGGCCTCGGTGTTCAGACCGCCAATATCGTCTACTCGCCGCCGCAGCAAACCGGCGCGCAGGCGTGGCAGCCGGGAGGCGAGTTCTAATGGCAGTCGCCCCTCCCCCGGTTCCTGGTTCTGATGCTGCCAAAGCTGTCGATGCGTGGATGGAACGTCTCGCGGGTTCCAATCCTGATTTTCGCCGTCAGGGTCGCCCCAACGCCTCCGAACAACGCGAGCGGCGTTGGCAGGGTGCAACCACCAATCGCCTGAATCAAGGCCATTGGCAAGAGGCAACCGGCCAGCCCATCAACGCCGATGCGGCGGCAAGTATTGATTTGCTCCGCGCCCGTTCGGAAGACGAGATCAGCAAGAACCCGCTGGCCGAGGGAATGGTCAGCACTTATACGCTTTGCTGCCTCGGCAGTAATGGTCCGACGCTCCAAATTGTCTCGGACGATGCCGAGTACAACGCGCAACGCGAGGCGATCTACAACGAATGGTCGGAACATGCCGGCTCGAATCAGCAGCTTGGCATATGCGACATTATGCGGCTGTGGGTGCGGTCGCTTTTTGGCAGCGGGGAATATCTCGACCAGTTTGTTAGCATTCCCGACGCGCCCGGCCCGGTGAAGATGCGACTGCTACCGGTCCATGCTCATCGGCTTTTTACCCCGCCTGAGTTTCTCGGCGATCACAGCGTAGCGATGGGCGTTCGCCGCGATCTTCAAAATCGTCGGCCACTTTGTTACTACCTCAGCCAGCCGTACATCATGGGCAGCTTCGAGGTTTACACCGGCGAGTTTTTGGAGGTTCCGTATCGGGACTTGCTGCACGGTTTCTTGATGATGGAAGAGGACCAAGTCCGCGGCGTGCCGTGGTTGGCTCCGTGTCTTGACGCGATTGGGGAGTTGCGCGATTACGTCGATTCGACGCTGGATGCCGCCCGCGCCGCCGCAGACCTTGGCGTCTTTTTCTACTCGAATCATCCCGACCTGCCAGCATTGCCCGTGGGTGGCGCAAATCAACTTCCGCCCGATCAGCCGATGCAACGGCGTCAACGACAGTTTTTGCCGCCAGGTTGGGAACCCAAACAAGTTGTTCCGCAACAGCCGCCCAGCAATTGGGAAATGTTCTACAAATCGCGGGTGCAAGAGATTGGCCGCGCCGTGAACATGCCGCTGATGATGATGTTGCTTGATTCGAGCAATCACAACTATTCGTCAGCCCGGTTCGATGGACAGCTTTTTTGGCGTGGTATCGGTTACACGCAAGGTTCTTTACTCGGCCGCAGTCTCGACCGCATTGAAGAGAATGTGGCAAGGGAAGCGGAGTTGGCCTACCTGGCCGGCGACCGACGAGGGCTCAAGCCGTGTCCGCAAGGTGTTGTGCAACGTCGCTGGCTCTGGCCTCGTGCTCCGCACGTTGACCCCGTGAAGGAACGCATGGCCGACCGCACCGGCTTGGAGAATGGCGACCTGACTTATGCCGATGTCTGCGCCCGTGACAATCGCGATTGGGTCCAGGTTATCGCCGAGCGAAAGCGAATCAACGACGAATTGAAGAAATCCGGTCTTCCGTCCATCCCGGGCATACCGGACCCCAGCAAGGTTCCGGGCGGACCCGGCGGGCAAGACGATGATACGGAACCCACACCCGGCGGCAATGCCCCTGCAAAGCGATCTGACGATGGCTGGGGACGTCCGGCGACCTGGGGCAGCGAAGCCCGCGAGGGTTTGATTCGAGCATTACAAGCGAATGGCAACGGACACAACGGCAACGGGGGACATCATGCCTAACACGCTTGATCGTCACGTCCGCCGCTTCGCCAAGGGGGTTCCCAGCAAGCTCTTGCTCGATACCTACGGTGCCTTCCGTGTTTACGTTGTGGACGGCGAGCAAATCCGCAATAGCAGTCTCGCTGGCCAGGAGTTTGGCGAATCGGCCAGCCACTTCACCTTGCCACTGGTGGTGCCCGATGGCGAAGTCTGGATCGAAGACGACGTATCGCTTGATGAGCGGCCTTTCGTGATTGCCGGGGCTCTGCGGATTGCACAGACGCATGATTATGCAAGTGGCGTTTGCTTCGAGAAGCATGAGCGTGAGAAGGCAAAGCTGGCCGGCACGGAATGGCCGGGCGAGTGGCTGTCGTCTGACTGCTACGTCCGCCAAGTTGGCATGTTGCCAAACGGCGTTGCGGTTTTTCTTGTCGATGGCGAAAAGGTCCGCGACGAAACGAAGACGGACTTCATCGAGGGTGGCCACGATCTTGTCTACCCGTGGTTGCCGCCAAAAACCATCGTCATTGAAGCTGGCTCCCACGCGAATGAGCAACCGTTCATCCTTGACCACGAAGGGACGGAGCGCCGCCGCATGGCGAACGGCATGGGCTACGCTAAGGCCCATCACTTCGCCGCAAAAGAAGAGTTTGCGGCTCGACAGCATGGGGCACCGTCATGGTGTATCGAGTTGATGGCGATCGGCCAGTGCTTGGAGCGGAGTAAGACGGCCGGCGACGGCGATGCGGCCCGTACCGTCTACGCCTCGGCCGGTCCCGGCGTTCAGCAAGACGTGTCTCCCGCCGGCCAGCTAGCGATGGCGTTCGAGTATTGCCACACCGCACGCATAACGGGTCTTCCTGTCGCTTACGACGAAATCACCGGCCCCGTGGTCGTCGAGCCCGGCGTCAGGATCAGCTACGCCCGTCGTGGCCAAACGCTCGATCAGCAACCGGCCTCGGTGCAATTCGATTCGGAGAAGTTCTCTGAAGATCAGGCGCGGGCTTGGCTCAATGCCCACAACATCCGGGAATACACGTTTCTTCCCGACGTGCGTGACAAGGCCCCTGTGACGCAAGGCTCGCCACGAGATGAGGGCGAGAAGCCGCCCGAGGGTTTTTCGGACATCGGCAGTTTCTACTCGGCCACGCTTCCCATCGAAACGGAAACGGAGAACACGCAATGAGCGTTGCCACCGCCACAATGCAGCCTGATGTTGCCCCGCTTGGTGCTCTCGCCGCGCCGCAGCCGGAAGCACGAAAGTCTCGCCGCGATCCAAAGACCGGAAAGGTCTATAAGCTCGACAAGAACCAATGGGTTGTTGACGACGCTCTTACTGATGACGCGGCCGGTCGTTCCGATTCCGGGGGCTCTTTCGGCGCGGCGTTCACTGATAATGCGAACGCCAAGCTGGCCGGGAACGAGACCGAGCGATCCAAACATCCTGGCGACAAATACTACAACATGCACTCCGCCAAGATTTTGGACCCCAATGAGTACCCTGTTGTCGGATCAAAGGAAATTGATGACGGAGTTACGCATGTTTATGGAATAAAAAAGGGCACCGATGGCCCGCTGGAAGTTGTCGCCTATCACTTCGACGCCAAAAAGTTCACGCCAAAACAAGCGAAGGATTATTGTCACGCAACGATTGATCGTCACGCTGAGGACTGGATTAAAAATGGAGAGAAGTTTTGTGCGCACGGCTGTTTTGGTCCAGAGTCGTACCGTAACGCTACACCTCAGTTGGACGAAGCCGCCCGTTCCGCCCCAGCGGACGGCACCGGTGCCGTGGTACGCAAGGCCACCGTCAATGCCTCGACGTGGAATGATGTTGATCGGTCCATTGATGCCGTTATTTGCACCGATTCGCCCGCCTACTCCACCGAGGTCAAAACCGGACGCGCCGTCAAGGAAGTCTGGCTAATGAGCGGCTTGGAATTTGATCCGCACGTCCGCTGTCTGAACGATCACAAGCGCGACGACTGCGACGACGTTATTGGCTCGGTAGACAACCATCGCGTTGCCGCCCATGAATGCGTTTCGCGGATGCTGCTTTCTTCCGCCGAGCCAAAGATTTGTACCAAGATCAGAGAAGGCCACTTGCGTGATGTGTCTGTTGGCGGCGAGCGCCGCGAAATTGTCACGATACCCGCCGGCCAGAGCAAGAGCATTGATGGCCAAGTCTTCACGTCTGAGAGATCGGAGCCGCTGAACATTGTCACTCGTTTGCGGATTTATGAGGTCAGCTTTACGCCAATCGGCTCTGACCCGTCCGCAGTTACACGTTCATTAACCAGTATCACAAGGAGTTTCCCAATGCTTTCAAAGCATCAGCGTAAGTTTATGGTCCGAACCACGGGCCTCGACCCGAAGGCCACCGACGAGGAGGCCCAAAAGCACCACGATGCATTGCACCCCGATGTGCAAAAGGCATGTCGCAATTTCGCCGACGCCGAAGAGGCCGACGAGGATGCCGCGAAAAAGAAGTCCGAATCGAACGAGGCTGATCGCAAAAAGAAGGTCGAAGAGGAAGAAGCCAATCGTAGCCGATCGGCCAACGCGGTTGACGCCGACGCGATCCGCAAACAGGGCATGGACGCCGAGCGGAAGCGACAGGCCGAAATTACCCGCCTAGGCGAAGACTTGCCCAGCGAGGTTGTCCGCAAGGCACTGGACGATGGGTATACCGTCGAGCGAGCCGCCGTGGACTTCCTTAAAGTTCAGCGGACTCGTGTCCCTGGCATTGGCCCCGGTTCCCCGGCGGTTCAGGTTCGCAGCTACGACAAGGACTTGACTGCCGACGTTCTTGGCGCAGCCCTCGTTGTGCGGACGATGAACCGGCTTCCGCGACAGGAAGGCAACGGCAGTGTGTTCGCTTCCGACCCGAGCGAATTGCTTGGCCGCTATCGGCCGGGCACGATGGTTCGCGGCGGAATCGGCGACTGGGTTCCCGACTTCCCGACCGAGCGGCTTTCGGACGCACAACGCTCCCGCAACCAGGATTTGTTGAATCGGGCCGACCGCTTCCGCGGCTTGAGCCTGATTGACATCTGCCGGCACTGCTGTCGCATCGACGGTGTTCAACTTGACACCTTTGCCGCCCCGATGGAAGTCGCCCACGCCGCGCTCGATAGCGTCATGCGAGCCGGGCCGAGCGGCGGCACGTTCGGTGCCGTGTTCACTCAGAACTTTAATGCTCAGATGTTGGGATCGTACCTCGAAGCCGGCGACTCAACTTTGGGGTGGTGCTCGGAAGGCGATGCGCCTGACTTCAAGCAGGGCGAACTTGCCATGACCGGCAAGATGGGCGGACTCACGCTCAACGGCAAGCAGCAAGCTGATCATCTTACCTGGGGTGATTGGAACGAGCCGATCCAGGTATCGCGGTTCAGCGGCATGTATGAGGTGGACGAAACCGACCTCATCAACGACCGGTTCGGCGTGCTGCGTAATGGTAGCCCGCAGGAGATCGGCCTGTCGGCGCGGCGGTTGCGACCTAATCTGATTTACTCGTTGCTGCTGAGCAACTATTCGGCCGGCAACTATCGAGGCCCGAAGCTTAACCAGTTGGGCAATCAGTCGGCAGCCAATCAGTACATGTTCTGTGCGAACAACGGCAACTTCCTCGTTGCCTCCTCCAATGACTTGTACATGCCGGCTGCCGGCACCGCTGGCGTAGCAGGCTATCTGCCCGCCTCGGTTGGTGTCGGCGGTTTGCAAGCCGCAATTCCTGCCATCGGCAACCAGCGGCTTAACGGCGTGCCGTTGAATCTGACGCCACGATTCGCTTTGCTGCCGAAGGATTTGGACACCAACATCCGAGCCGCGCTGTTCAGTCAGCAACGCATCGGTGCGAACACCGGAGGCGGCACAATGAACCCGCTGCAAGTGTTCAACATCGAGCCGCGTACCGATTCGCGTCTTGGAACGGTTGGCAGCGTTGATCCGCTCAACGCGAACAAGGCAGTTGCTGGTCTGGCCTACCACTGGTTCCTCGCTTGTCGTCCAGGTGAAGAGGGAGCCAAGACGATCCACGTCAACTACCTGCTCGGCAGCGGACGCGCCCCGCAGATTCGTGCCTACGTTCTCGGCGGTCCTGGCGCTGCCGGCCGCTGGGGCATTGGCTGGGATGTCAAGATGGACATCGGCGCGGCACCCGAGGACTACCGTGGCATGTATTACGCTGAATCCTCAACCTGATGAAAGCAGCAGTGGCTGGCGATTCCGTTATAAATCGCCCGCCCTTCCTACAACATTTACGTTTTCACAAAGGAAAATTACTCATGGCTCTTTGTCCTATTCGTAATGCGGAAACCACGGTGTTGCAAGACCCGTGGACCGAAAAAGTGGTAGTCAAGGCGTGGACCGCCTCGACGGCCTATGTTGTTGGCAACATCGTTCGATCCACGACGTTGACCAACGCTCCCGGCACCGGCAATTACTATCAGTGTACCGTAGCCGGTACAAGCGGTGCGTCCGCACCGACCTGGACGACCACGGGCACCACCGTTTCCGACAACGGCATTACCTGGCAAGATATTGGCGCTGGTTACGCCGGCGACCTTGTTCAACGGCCTAACGGTCTGGTTGCCTTCCTCACCGGCTTGCAATCGCTGCCCAATCAGAACATCGCCAGTTTCAGCTACCTCGGCGCTCAGTCGGTTGCGAAGGCGTCTGGCACCACGGCTGCCGATGGCGAGGCAATCTATTTCGACGCCTCCGCTCAGTTGTTTGTGACTAGCGCTCCGTCGTATGGCTTTTACGCCGGCACGGCTCGGGGTGCGTGGGTCAACGGCTCGACAACCGGTGTACTGGTTGTCAACACTCCGCTTACCATGTCGGCGTTTGCTGGGGCGGCATTGACCCTCAGTGGTGCCCTAGTGACACAAAGTACGCTGGCGGTAACTGGAACCAGCACGCTCAGCGGTGCCGTCAGTTGCGCTAGCACGCTTGCCGTGGCCGGCACGCTTGCCGTGACTGGCGGGACGACGTTGAGTGCATCGCTCAAGATTGCAGTTAATAATACGCCCGTGACGGCCACGGTCGGCATTGCAGCAATCGGTGCGCAGGATGTTGTGCGTGTTACTGGGATCACCGGACAGCCTGCCTATGGCGTTAAGTTGCTGACCGGAGTTCCCGGCCAAGTAATCACGATCATCGAAACGGGTGGTTTTGCTTGCACGGTGCAAGCTGCCAGCGGCGGCACAATTAGCGGCCTAGGTGCTAATGCCCCCGTAACGATTGCTCCCTATCATATTATCCGCCTCTATTGCTTGGCGGCTGATACGTGGCAGGCCGAGGATTGCGGGGCGCGTCTGGCTGTCTGATGTGTCCGAGAGCACTTCACACCGGGGGCGCGGGCCTTTCCGATTGGCTCCGTCCCCCGGTAGTTTTTTGAGCGTGTTATGTCCAACTATTTTGACACCATGTTTTCCGAAGCGGCTGATACGACGCTCGACGCCGTTTTTGCTGAGCCGTTTGACTACGGTCATTCAGGCACACTGGTTGACGGCTCGCCGATCACGGCAACACTCTCGACCCATCCGATCATTTACGACGCCTCGGGCAGCGTGGTTGAAACGGTTCACACTCACGTATTTGTAGTTACTGCCACCGATATTTCGTTCAATGGTACGGTTCGCCTTCCGCAACCCGGCGACAAGATTACGCACGATAACGGCGACGGAACACAAGACGTATACGAAGTTTGTAAAGGCGAGAAAACCCGCTGCTACGATCCCATCGACGGGCAAGGCTATAGGCTGACAGTTTTTACACAACTGACGGGAAGGGGCGTAGCAATATGAGTAGTCCCATGTTTGATATTGCGAATGCCGTGGTAGCCGCGTTGCAATCGGGTGACGTACCGAGCGACCCGATTCACACTTTTGCGGATTTGGTTGAGACTCCCATCGCCTTCATGCTCGACCCGGAAGTCGAGTTGGAAGACGCAGAGAAGTCTCATCTGTTCGTTGTGCCCGGTAACGTGAAGCAAGAGATCGGAACCAGAGATAGCAAGCGTGGTGAATGGTCCATTGACATTGCCTTGCGGAAGAAGTTTCCCTTGGCGTCGGTGGTGCCGTTCAATTCGGCGAGTCTCGCCCTGGTTGCTCCGCTCTTTCAGTTGCTCGAAGACGTTGATGACTACCTGTTTCAGCTTCAGAGATTGCCGACGATGGATGGGCCGGCGTGGCTGTCGAGTGCCTTGCGATACGCCTACGTCATGCAGCGATTTCGCTCCGAAGGCGAGTACGTTGGAATCCTCACGGTAACTTATTTGCACTGGCAATGATCGAGTTTTTGGTAAAAGCCTTTGAGGATCACACGGCGGACGTTGAAAAAGCCGTCCAGCGTGCCGACATGCGCGCCCTGCAAAAGGCCGCCTATCAGATTTTCAAGGACGCCCAATCGTCGATCGAGCAATCAGACAAGCCGAGCCCGGCGGGACAGCCTCCGCATAGCCGCAAGGGTCAACTAAAGCGAGCGATTCGCTACAGCGTAGAGAAGTCCGAGGAAATGGCCGTGATTGGTCCGCGTGAGAGCGAAGTCGGCACGTCAGCCGAGCCAGAGGAGTTCGGCGGCGAGTACAAGGGGAGCCAGTATCCGAAGCGATCATTCATGGGCCCGGCACTACAACGCAACATCAGTTCCATTCCGTCGCTGTGGTCGGCGGAAGTTCACAACTAACCAATAAGGAAATCGATCATGGCCAACATTATTAGCATGGGATATGAGGGGATGATTTATTACGGTGCGCCAGGCAGTAGTGCCACCACGCTGCTGACGAACAGCCGTGACGTAAAAATCACGCTCGAACCTCAATATGGCAATACAACGGTACGCGGCGATAGCACATCGCCACCGGTTGAGAGCGTCGGAGTCTCTTCCATCAAGTGGGGTGCGACGTTGAGCATGGTAAACAAGACCAGCGACACCGCCTTGACGGCGATGCTCACGGCAGCGACGACGGGTGCGCCTATCGCCTTGCGGTTCAAGAGCACTACGTCTGGCAAAGGCTACGACGGCGATGTGAACGTCAAATACGAACAGGGCGCGCCGCTAAAAGGCGAGCAAACTCTTGACTTTTCTTTCGAGCCGAACCGCGATCTTCGCGTCCCCGTGCTGCTTGTGTAATCCGCTCCCACACCAAATCACAGACCACAACGCAAAGGAATTTACATTATGGCTATTTCTGGCGCTCAGCCCGGATCGGTGCAAATGGTTGCATCGCTCGGCGGAAAAACTCTCACCGCCAACGTGGCGACAAACGGCTCTGTGTTGCTACAGCCAAGCGTGACTGCTCCGGCAATCCTCACTGGCCAATCCGCCTCAATGGCTTACGTGAGCGGCACGCAAGCCATTATCACGTTTTCATCCGCTCACGGCCTGGCAGGAACGGAAACGCTTGCCACGTTCTGGACCGGTGGTGTCGCTTATGAGGGATCGATTACCTCTCACGATACGCTGACGGCACATATCACTTTTGCCGCTGGAACAGCAGTTCCGAGTCCTGGGCCGACGACGGTCAACGTGGCGGTGGGACAATCACTGACCGATCTTACTATGGTTGGCTCCAACTTGGAGCAGCTTCTTATTGACAGTCAGCAGGCCGGCTTTATCGATATGCTCGACGGCACGGCTGCCAGTCGTCTCGCAACGGCGATTGGTCCATCGAATGCCAGTCCAGGCCCTTACGTTTGGCCGATCACGACAGGGCAAGCGGTTCCGTTCTCGCAAACTATTACCGACATCGTTTTCTACAACAATAGCACAAGTTCGGCGGTTATGACCGTTACGGCATCTCTATTGTAAGGGTGGTAAAGTGTCAAAGTTCAAAGACGACAAGGGCCGAGAGTGGGACGTTGTTACCAATGTTCTCACGTTCGGCCGTGTGCGCGAGGAGATGAAGTTCGACTTGCCTGAACTTCTCCTCTCGGAAAAAAGCGCGACGAATGGCGAACCGGAGAACCGAGTGCTTGACCGGCTCACGGAAGACGTGGTCGAGTTGGCTCAGCTTCTCTTTGTCATGGTGCAAGATCAAGTCGAGGCGGCTGGCGTGACCCAATCGGACTTTTACGGTTCGCTGGACGAGGAAGCCTTGACGCAAGGATTGTGGGCGGTCCTGGAGAGTGTGGTGGGTTTTTCCCGGAGCGGAGCGAAACAAGAGGCGCTCCGCAAAGTTCTAACAACGGCGCGGCGAGTGGAGATGTTGCAAGAGGCGAAGGCGCAGAGTGTGCTGCAATCGCCGGAACTGGCAGCGGAGATCGAGAGAGAGGTCCAAAATGCGTTGAGTCCGCCCACGCCGTTGGCGAAGCCAATTGGCAGCGATGCTGGGAACTTGCCGGACTCCTCAGAATCGACCTTACCGATAGACGAGTTGCCGGTCGGCATAGCCTTCGAACGCTGACGCCCATGGCGCGTGGTGCCTGGATCGCGGTCGCCTACCCGGCGGCGGTAATCCATAACGCGATGGTAATGGAGGCTGGAATCATGCAGGCTTACGACATCGACCCCTACTGCCTGCTGAGCGATGCGGATGAGGCACCCGCCACCGTTACCACAATGCCGTATAACGAGGATCTACTTGAAAGTCTCGCAACCAAGGGAGTCCCGTTAGGGTAGGCTGTCCAATGGCCGGAACTTCCGACATTATTGCTGGTCGCGCCGCGGTAGAAATCTACCTTAATCGCTCCGCCCTGACAAAGGGCCTAAAGTCCGTCGCCGGCGAGTTTAAGGCGTTTGGCGATGGGGCGGCAGCTATTGGCAAGCGACTGATGGCGATGGGCGCTATGATAACGGCCCCCATGATGCTCGCAGCGAAGTCTTGGGCGGAATCCGGGGCGGAACTAGCCCGCATGAGCCAACGCACAGGCATGGCTGTGGAGCAATTGTCGGCGTTGAAGTTCGCGGCCGAATCCACGGGTACAAGTTTTGAGGCTGTCGAGTCGGGCATCAAGCGGATGCAGCGAGCGATTTATCAAGCCGCGCAAGGCAATGGCAGTGGCCCGGCGTTTCTTCACAATCTGATTGGCAAGGATTCGGAAACGCAACTGGAGACGATAGCCGACAAGCTGGCAACTCTGACCGATCCTGCACAGCGGGCGGCCGTGGCCATGCAGATTTTCGGCCGTGGTGGTACGGAAATGTTACCGATGCTTTCCAAGGTTTCAGCCGGGCTACGCGAGTTCCGCAAGGAAGCGGAAAACATGGGCATGATCCGCTCGAAGGAAAGTGCCGAGGCTGGGTTGGCATTGTCAGTTGCGTTTACCCACATGACTGGGGCTCTTAATTCCCTAAAAAACGCCCTGGCAACCGCCATTGGTCCGCTGATTACCGGCTTTCTCGGTGGTATGAAAAACAACATTCTCGCGGCGCGTGATTGGCTCAAGTCACATCAGCCATTGGTGCAACTGATTTTCAAGATCGGAGTGGCAGCGACGGCAGCGGGGGCGGGGCTGTGCGTATTTGGAAAGGTGATGCGCGAAGTTGGCAACATCTTCTCCGTTGGCGTGAAGATCATCGGTATTGTCGGGCACGTAATTTCGTTGTTGTTATTGCCGGTAAAAATGGTTTCTGGGCTAATCGGCTCGGTGTTGTCGGGAGCACTCGGGATTGTAAAGGGTGCATTTTCAACAGTCGCAAGCGTAATTAGCGGCGTGTTTTCCGCTGCAATCTGGGGCGTGAAAATCGCAGTCGGGGCGTTGGCTATTGCGTGGAGCATACTCACCGGCGCGTTGAATATCGGCATATCGGTTATCTCGGGAGTTGTCGGGGCGTTGGCTGGGTTTTTGGCAATGGGTCCAGTCGGAATACTCTTGCTCATTCCGGCGGCGCTGGGGTTGGTTGCAGCGTGGATGGCGATGAAGCCGGCAATTTCGGACGCTGCATCGGGTCTATCGGAGTTTGGCGGAAAGGCAACGCAGGCATCGAAGAACGCGGTCTCTTCGGCAGGAAAAATCGTTAGCGATGTCGGCGGCAAGATACGCGAGGCCGTTCCGCAGTGGGTCACTGCTATCAAGTCTTTTGCGAGCAACACCGCCTCG